TTTCTTAATGGTATCTTGAAATTTTTCGCTTTCAAACGGCAACATATACTCTTTTTGCGGTTTATTAAGCGGTGTAAGCACAAGTTGCTCTAAGTCGGACATTTTTTTGTTTTCAAAGCACGCAGGGGACGCTATTTTAATCTTATATGCCTTGCAAATCTTGTTAAAACCACTTTCTGTTATTAGGTATAGAGCTGGTATCGTTTTTACAGTTTTGGGATTTTCTTTCTTGTACCTTTTAAGACTGTCTGCTGTACAAAAAAAGCAATCTACATTTTTTAGTGCTTTGTGCTTACAAAACCATTCAACTATTCCTCTAGCTATTCCTGTAAAATGTGATACATCTATTGCTGTTAGCACTGGCATACCATTGTAAAATTTGTCAAAGTATTCATAATTTGAAACTTCTCTATCTCTGAAATAGCAATTAACCAGTTCACGCTGTACTTTCCACGCCAAGTCATCTGTAAAGGATTTTGCCAACATAAGATAACCACTTTCGGTAACAACGATACCACCATTTGGGCTTTTTATCCCAACTGTCCGAATTTCGGACGGTTGAATTTTAAAGAAATCTTCACCTTCAATAAAGTGCTTTTTGTTGTCATTAAAGCGTTTTCTTGCTGTTCCGTCTGGTCTGCCGTGTACAAGGTCAATGTCTTTGAAAGTTACAACCTTATTGCCTTTATATTGTTTCATGGCAACAGGCTGTTTGTTAATACAAACTGTCTGCATAATAAAAATTCTCCTTATAAAATATTGAAATTCCACAAGAAAAATGATATAATATATTTATCAATCCTTGTGGTTGAGCAATAACGGTAACTAATTACTTTGGACGGTGAGTAGTTGCCGTTATTCTTTTATGTCAGACATTAGGAGCAAATGTATTCCTTGCCTTATAGCTTCACCTTTAGTTAAAGAGTGAATTTTACAGTATTCGTTTAATTTTTCCTCTGTTTGTAAATCTAAACGAACACTATATCTAATTGACTTTGGATTATCTGCTTTAGGTCTGCCTGTTCTTGGTGACATTAAAAACACCTCTTTTCTTTTTGTCACACCTATATTATAATTGTTGCGTGACAATAAGTCAAGAGGTTTTTGAAAATATTTTTACAAAATTTCAGCCGCTCCTTTCTGGGCGGCTTTTGTCTATTTTTTTCTGCAACCAAAACCGCAAGTGCCAACACTTTTATGATTGCTTTTTCCGCAATTATGGCACTTCCAAAAATCTTTATCCATTTGTCGCCATAGATATAAAGGCGTTTTTAAGTTGTTCTAGGACTTGCTCGCTGTCCGCCTTTGGTACTGCGTCAGCCCTCTTTTTTCGCCATTGGTTTCTTATTTTGTGTTGATGTGCGGTGAAGCTTTTTAGCGTTTTAGGGTCGTTTTCTGCTCGTATCTGCACCATACGACCTAGAGGAGTGTCCCCATCTAAGCCTGCAAGCAGCGAACAAAACTCGTCCCATTTCATCGTCATGAACTGTGCTGACTTTATCCTTACCCCATACTGGGACAAAAAAGACGATATGATTAAATCGAAATCCTCTATTATGTCATAGCAGGGGTCACCGCTTCCCCCGATTCGTCACTACCACTAACAAGAGTTATAGCAGACAATACCACCTGTACATAATCATTAAAGCTTAGGTGCATATCGTCCAATTTTTTTTGCTCGGTTGATGAAAAGATTGTATCGCATATCCGTGCAATAACCTCTGGTGTCACCTCTTTGCTAACCAAAGGCATGATTGTCAGCATAGCTGACGCCTCATCATTGACCGTAATTAGTGTATCCTTAATTTTTATTTGCGGTTTTTCCTCAAAATTTAATTTATCTGTAATATCAATAATTTTTGCCATAAAAAAATCCTCCTAAAATATTAAACTGCTGGTGTTACTGTTGGTTTACCATTTGACATAACATCAAACGCAAGAGGTGCAACATTTGTGCTGTCACCCGCACCACACTCTGTTACGCTTATTACAGCACCAGCAAACAGCACCGTTGTGCCATCTGGGAACGTCCACAGCAGGTCCTTTTCGGCAGCCCTGCCAGATACAAAAGCAAGGTTTGCTACCATGTCATTGCCCTCATCGCCCACGTTACGCTTACCCGAGATAGATATAGTCACAGATTTGGCTGTCATTAGACGTCTAGCCCAACCACCAGCCTCCATCGGTGTCCATTCTTCTACACCGTTGTCAAACGAAACCGAAAAGCTTTCCATATCTGCAATAGGCTTCATGCTTGAGTCAGTCCCTATTTTAAACTGATTTTCTGACACCGGATAAACGCCTGTACTTGTTGTCGCCATTTTTATTCACTCCTTGTGTAATATAGATCAAAATCAATAACATACTCGTATACACCGTTTTCATCTGCACCCACCTCAATAGGCTGTGGTACTTGCAAGACAATAGTGTTTATAAATACATTATTGATTTTTAATTGTTTTTCTGCTCTTATTTTTTTAAACAGCTGTATTGCTACTTTTTCTGTTTCTACTGCATTGTTTGTCCAATGCAGTAGTATTGATATTGCTTTTACATCATAGCTTGATAACCTACCTAGTGCTGTAACAGGCGCGCCACTGGATTTGCGGTTATAAACACCAATAGACTTGTCTTGCTTAGCATTTAATACGCCTGTATAGTAGTGGTCTGTCATGCCATAGCCTTTTAACCAGTCTTTTACATCTGACTTTGTAAGCATCATAAGCTACCTAACCTTTTGTACAGCTTAATAAAACTTTTATTGCAAAAATCTTGTCGCAGTCCACCCTTTAGCCAAGGCTCTAACCACCGTCCACCAGCGGCAATATTTTCATCTCTGCTGAAGTTATACTCTGGGTGATAATACAGCCGCCTTGCGTACGGTCCTTCAAAACAAAGCGCAACCCTGCCTTTTGAGGACTGTGAGTGGTCAACAAAAAACTTTTCATTTTGCAGTGTACCCTCGTCACGTGGCATGACCTCTGCCTGTATTACCTCGGTGTGGAGAGCTTCCGCTGTTAGCTCTAATGCGATTATCGCTGTCTTGGTAAGCTGTGTAATACAGCCTTTGTTAATAACAACTGTGGCTCTAACCTGCATCAAATCAACTCCAATCTACAATAATTAACGGTGCCGTCTGGATTGCGTACTTTAGCTCCTTTGTGGATGCGTCGCTTCGCTCCAAATACTACAGCCTCGCCTGCACTAATAGTAGCAAGCTCTGGGCATATATCACCGGGGGCTAGCACTACACCTGTTAGTTGTAATTGCTTTTTGTCCGCAGTATAAACAGTTTTAGCGCTGTCTTGATAATTACACTTAATTGTACCAAAGGCTACTACAATTGGCGTACCATCCTCATTGACCTCGTCCCCATGCAATGTTATGGTTATGTCTGTCTTACACACTGATTTTTGTACTAAGCAAGGGTACTTCATTATTTTACACCACCTCTGTAGCACAGCCCTGTTTGGCATAGTTTTGCATATGTACTGCTAAACATTGCTACCCCCGACTGCACGCATAGGTTTATTCCTGTACCATACGTCATAGACACACCGTTAATGCTGTAACTACTTATAGCACTTTGTAGCATTTCTTCATTAGTCGCTAAAAAATCCGCTTGTTCACAGCAGACCTCTTTTACTATATCCTGCTGAAACTTAGTAAGCGTGTCAAAACGCCCCACAATGCGATTAAACGTTAAGGTATCTATCTGCCTGCTTGCTTCTTTTAACTTTGCTGCGGGGTCGTCCTGCGTGCCTGCGTATACGCTCAAATAATAATCAAGGTCTGCATAAGGCTTATGCATTTTTGCCGCTTGGTTTTTTTGCGTTAGCGGCTTTAAGCTCATCAAGCTCTGCTTTGACTTTTGCATACTGCTCATACGGGACTGTAGCAAGTGGGGACTTTGCCAAGAGCTTACCCTCGTCGCTACAGATGTCATAGCCGTCTGCCAAGTATCTAGCTTTTTCTTGTTCTGTTATCGTGTACTCTTTATTTTCCTTTACTGCTTTCATTCTACAATCACGCTCCTGTGTGTATAATAACACCGTCCTTAAGTAGCTGGTCAATGCCAAATGTACCGTTAAATCTTCGGTTTTGATACATATAATTGTCAGCAGTACGGCTGTCTGTGCCTGGCTCAAAAACCTTGATATAGCTGTATTTAACACGGCTTACCTGTGCCTCTGGGTCAATAAGAATGTAATCCATTTGCTTGGCTGTAGTGGCCGCTTTAACTCCGTTTGTGAAATCAAATAAAGTTTTTAGCCTTACGCTAGGCACCTCAATGATTTTTTGTATATCATCCAGTGTGCGTATGCGTCTGTCAATATTGTTTTCAGAGCTTATATTAATGCTGCGAGAAATTCCCTCAGCATTTTTAATTAGTTTTTTGTATGCGGGAGTACAATACATAATAACCCTGTCGAGTGGCACACCCGCCTCAGAAAATTTCTCTAAATTTTCGTCAAAATCCTCTAAAACATTTGCTGTTGTTAGGGCCGTTGTTTTGATGTTGGCACCAACTCTTGTAGCCTCGGAAAACAGCTTACTATAGGTGTAGCTGTCAAGTTCTGGTATAGCTTGCGTGGTTTCAAAGCGTTTTTGTATATTTGCTATTGATACTACAAGGTCTGTTTCATCCACGTCCATAGGGTCTATTGCAAACTCTATATCCCTATCGTGGTCAAGAGCCTTTATCTCATAACCATTGCTGTATGTACCTGCATTAAAACCCGCACCGCCTCTTGTGTGGTCTTTGTAGCCACTTACTGTAAGCTTAGGTATTTTTAGTTGCTTACCATTTATTATTTGCAAATCGCTATTTGAATTAAACAAGTCGTTACTTGTGAGTGCTTGTCCGTATAGTTCTCTTAATACACCGCTGAAAATGTCAGCGTATTCTAATACTGCCATTTAAAATTCCTCATTTCCGTTTTATTTTTTAATGCCAAAGATAGCTCTTAATCTATCGTCGTCATTTTGGTTTGAATTGCCAGTGCTACCTATCCTAAAGCCTTTGTTGTTATCGTTAAAGGCGTTGGGTTTTAGTGCTGGTATATCTTCAATTACTTTGTTTATAGCTTTTTTGATGTTTTCTTCATTAAGCTTGCCGTTCTCGTCCTGCGCAGTGGCGAAGTCTGCAAGTTTAAGAAGATAAGGCACAGTGTCCACAGGTATGCCAAGCTTTATAGCCTCAATAGTTGCCTGTTGAGTAACTTGTGCCTGTAACGCACCCTTTTGAGCCTGTTGGAGCTGTGACTGTAAGGCTATAACATCAGGTGTGTTTTTTGCCTTTTGTTCTTTGAAGCTCGTTATCGCCTGCGTTAGCTCAGCTTGACTTAGCCCCTGTTGCTTAAAATAGCCTTTTAATACACTGTCCTCTGTCGCTGCCTGCTTACCATTGATTATGCTTGCAAGTTTTTCATAGTCAATTGGTGTTGCCTGCGGAGTATTTGCAGGTGGTGTCTGTGGTTCTGTGTTTGCTGGTGTTGTTTGTGTGTTTGATTCTGCCATAGTTTAATACTTCCTTTACAGTTTTTTAGGTCTGTCTGACCGTTTATACAGTTGTCAACCGCTGTCTGCGTTCACGCACCTTTTTATGTCATATCGTGTTTGGACAATAAAAAAAACAACCTATCAAAATGACAAGTTGTTTATGCCTTGGATTTAGTTGTTTTTGAACTTATGATTTCCACAAACCCCAGTTCTATTAAGTAATCTGCCCTATCTGGTGAAATAGAAAATAAATCACCTGTTTTTCTAAGCTTCAACTCATTTTCTTTGTCTTTAAAATCTTTAACAACTTTTACCGTTACTGAACCCACACTATCACCTCCTAAAATCGAGCATAACAAAACCGCCCCACAAGGGGCGGTTAATTAATACCATGTTGAAATTGTTTCTTTTGGTAATGGAGTGCCTGAACTTAGTAATTCTTCAAGTTTTGAGCGAACATGAGACACATAAGTCTTTTTACCATACTCATATTCAGAAAATTTAACATCTATAATTTCTAAAGATTTAGTATCCATAACAACATGACCTTTTTGCCTACTTGTTTCAGGCGTGTAATCACAAGATATGTTGTCTTTGTTTTTAGTAATATTAAAAAGATGTACCATAATACACTCTCCTTTACTCACAATATTTTGAATAGTTGTATCTTTTTGAAGCCTTTATATGAGCTTCATTTTGGGTCAAACCTTTTTCCATAGAGCGTAACTCATAATATTCATGTTTAAGTAAAATCATATCTTTTTCTTGATAATCACCTTTAATTAATCTTTGCCATGATTCCGCCATATCATACGATGGAGTAAAGCGTTTTCTTCCTTCAAGCAAATCGTGTTCATCAATAAAAACATGTTTCTTGATTTTGTCAATTTTATCTTGGCTTATTTTTGTAGCTTCAGATATTTTTTGTGTGTCAGTAGTCATATGTCTAACGAATTCATAATACTTAACTGCATGTTTTTCAGCTGCTTTACTATATGGACTTAAAGCACCTGCTGTTGCTCCTGAATTTATTATACCACCATCAGCGGATTTTGCAACAGAATCACTTAACTTTTCCGCTACCCCCTGCCATTTCTCTGCCCTTGCAGAATACATACGCTTGTTGTCTTTATCAAGGCTGTTCTCTGCTATTCTTGAGCATTTATTGGCTTGGTTTTGCGCTTGTGCGGACTTTTGCTGTATTTCGTATTGCTCTTTTACTTTTTCTCGTTCTTCAAGGGTAACGCCCTCTAGTGTTGTACTTATGCCCTCAAAATATGTAGTGTGGCTGTCTTTACAGCGTGGATGGTACAATCCTTGTGCTATTGCGCTGCTTAAAAGGGGAAAGTCACCGTCAGACGGAGTCCCACCGCTCCACAAATCATCAATAAACACTCGACCGCAAAAGGGCAAGCAACGAGGACATGGATTCCCACGCTTATTAACTATAACGGTGCATATACCCCATTCTCTTCGTTTTTCCCCCTCCCCCGTTAGGTACGCACGCTTAGATGCTGTGCGTATTGCCATGTCTGCATAATCTGATACGGTGTGTCTTGCACCGTTTTTGTAGGCTATACAGTTTATACCAGAGGCTAAAAAGTCTTTAGTTGCCATATCCACTGCCTTAGCGTAAGCAGTACCGCCAGCATTTGCATAAACCTGTGCATTAAATATAATTTTGCGGTACTGGTCATTTGACATACGGAGCATAGCTGCTTCGGCTCTACTAAAATCAGACTTAGTGGCATTTATTAACGCATCTAATTTTTTGTCGTTAAGCTGTATGAATTTTGCTACTGTACCTGTTTGTCCTAGCTCCTTATACACCTTAAAGCCATTTTTAATTGCCTTTAAAATTTGCGTTTCCTGTTCTAGCCCCCCAATCTTACGAGAGTTTAAAATAACGCCATCAATAGAGTTATTTATTTTTTCAAAATTCTTTTTATACTTAATTCTGTTCCTTTTTTTATATTGTTCTAAGACTTTTAGTTGTTCCGCCTGCCACATAGCCCATTGTATACCTTCGTCTGTTTCCTGTGCCCTGTGATGGCTAAGGTTACGATGCATAGAGCTTATAAGCTCGTTTTCTATCGCTGCAAAGGCTGCAGCAATGTCATAATCAGCCATTATAGTACACCTTGTAGCCTTGCTGTTTCAACTGGTGCTTTTGACATTTAAGCTCTGACTTGCTACTGCATTTAACGTTCATCAGCTCTGCGTAATCACCCTTAACAACTGCATAAACTCCAAATGGGACTTGCTCACCTGCAACTTTGATTACTTTTTCAAACTCTTGTCTTGTCATGCCCCAAATCTTTTGAGCAATTTTAACTTTCATTATCTACACCTCCGTCAAAGCCTATAACTGGCATTTTGTCTGCAAGGCTTGGGTCGTCCTCTACTGCTATGCCTTGTTCTGACTTTAAGCGTTCTACTTCTTCGGCTTTCCACTCGTCATCCCTTGTGTCGCCGTACAGTTCGTCCACACTTGCCTCAATACTCATAATTCCCCCTTGCTTTGCCTTTGCTACTGTTTCTACTTGGCTTTCAAAGCTTGGGTTTGCGTATTCGCCGAACGGCACATCTACGCTGTACTCGTCAATTTCCTGCTCGTGCAAAATGTTATGGGCGTTAAGTGCAGTGTTTACTACCTTTGGCAAAGCCTTTTGCAATGCACTAACAATAGCATTGCGAGTGTAGAGAGTTGTTTTTTCTTTTTCTCTTTGTGCCTCCGCATTGTCCAGCTTTTTTGTGTCAATTCCCAATGTAGATGGACTAATTATTCCTTGCAAACATAAGTCCAAAGCAGTGCAGTAAGAGGCTAAATAGCTTTCGTGCGGAATATTTGGCTGTTCAGTAGTTATCTTATCGTTGCTACCATTCTCTGCCATAGAGCCTTGAGACAGCGATATAAACGCATTGTCAAATGGACTTGAACGCAGAATAACCTCACCTGTGCCTGGGTCACGAGGGAGCATATTGTCTGGAATGTATTTTATAGGTCTGCCATGTCGGACAGCGTCCATCCACTGGCTGTAAATCTCGTCAAAGCTGTCAAAGCTGTCTGCCTTTGCGTCAAAAATAGACTTACCTCTGCCTGTATATTTGTTGGATTTATAAACCATAAACGGCACTGCAAGAATTAAATTGTCGGAAAATTCTGCGTTTGCAAGGTCGGCAGTTTGCGGTAGAACGGTAAGTGGTACTGGCTTATCGTTGTCTTTGAGCAGCTCATAAGTTACATAGCCATAGCCGTAATGCTCGAGCAGAACATACATTGTATTGTCCTTGCTGTACCTCGACTTAAATATTATCTCATTGAGCCTACCACGGTTATAGACAAACTCACACTTATCACCACTAAACCACTCTATTATCGGTTTGTTTGTTACTACTGTGTCAAACGACACTCTAAAAGCACCATCACCACATACAAGAGCCTCCTGCACAGCTGTATTTAACAGCTCTGTAAAGTTGTTCTCAGCTTCTATGTCTTGCCACAAATCTATTGGCGCATTATCTACAACTATGCCGTTAAGGTCCGCAAGTGTAAGCGCTGTAAGAATACTTACGATATTGCCAGGCAATCCTGTGTGGATTTTGCGTATTGCAATTTCTTTGGTTGGCACTGCTTTCCAAAAGCAGTTATCATTACCCGGTAGCTGCTTATACAGTTCCGACAGCTCGTTGCTGTCGCCTCTGTACCATATCTCGTTTTTAATGCAGTTTGTTTCCCAGTCAAGCATATTGTTTAGGGTGAGTGTAAACCGCTGTGGTGCTTGAACATTAAGCCAGCTGCGCATACCCTGTTTTAACTTCTCATTCAAATTGTTAATCCACCTCATTTCTTACCTCCGATTTTCAGTTTATAAGGAATAAAAGCATACTGTACGGCGTTAATCATATGGTCGTTGCCGTCCTCTGGTGTGTTGTCTTTGTCTCCACGCCAGCTGTATATATCAAGCTCGTTAATGTAATTAGGGCATTGGTCAAGCACGTAGAAGCTACCTTGCACCATCCAGCCTATCTGCATATTAAGCCTGTCTATTATTGTGACTTTCTTCCAAGCGTTGTTAAATTCATACACACTGCCATACAGCCGCTTATGCTTATTAAGCTCTGTTATAGTTGCCTGGTCGGCAGAATCTATAAACACATTACGGGCAAAGCCCCATGTTTTGCGGTTACGTTCAAGAAAATCTATAAAGTTTGTTACAGTGTCGCTTGGAGCAATAGGTGTTTGCATATCTGCGTTGTTATAAACTTTTTCGTCAAGCACAATGCACTTGCCTTTATTCGTTATACCAATATAAGCCATTGCAATTGTGTCTGGCGACATCTGACTATACGCAGTATCAAGTCCCGCAGAAAAGTCTGTAAAGTATTCTGTCTGCTGTTTTCTGCGGTCATATATGAACTGATTTGCCCATTGTTTTGACTTTATATGCTGTGAATGTTCAAAGCACGAGAACACAAGTCCTGTTGCCCTGCCACGCAGTCCAAGTATTTTGTTTTTCCATAGCTTTGTTCCTTTCGGCACAATCAGCTTTATCTGCTCTATTTTTTCAGCGGTTAAGCCGGCATTATGAGCAAAAGAAAAGAACCAATGCACCCAGTTGGGTTTTGGCTCTTCGCTAAGCATATTTAATATTTCTTGCGGTGTGTCATCTTGCCACTCTGGCAAAGGTCTTGAGCAGTTTATGTACTCTTTATACACTGACAGATTAGGGTCATCTGGGTTAAGCGTTGCTATAAGATAATCACAACGCATAGAGGCTTCTCGGACATACTCCATATCGGCTATGTTTATTTCATCAATATATAAGCATCCGTATTGACCGCCTAGAGCCTTTTTCCACCGAGCCTTGTTATCATATCCCAGCACATATATAATCTTGTCGCCACTTGATGTATGCAACACGATATGTGGCAAGCTATACTGCCCTTTACCGGCTGCGTTATACTCTGTAAGTAAACCAAAGTCATCTATAATGCCAAGGTCTTTGTTAATTATGTTTTTTTCTATGGTGCCGAGGTCAAGTCCAGAGAGAATGTGTATCTTTTTTGGACTTTCGGCACACTTGAGGATAAACTTGAATACACCTACCGTTGTTTTACCGGCGGCAGTCGTCCCTTCCAGGAACTCCACAGGTGCTTTGCATTTCAGAAACGCTTTGTATTTTTGGGATAATATCAATTTGTTATCCACTGTCATTCATCTGCTTCACAAGGTTATCAAGCTTTGATGTTTCGGTTTCAAGTTTTCCAGAAACTTCAACCCTATTAAGATATTCCCCTGTCATTTTGTTGAGGGTGTCGATAGCTTTTATGCGGTCAGACGGTTCATAGTCTTCACCCTTTGCAATATCCGAAAGAATAACCTGTCTGTCCTTTGCTGACAGGATTCTCTCGTCTTTGAGCTTTTCGGTTAGTTCTTTGATGTATTCTGAAACTCCAACATTCTCCAACAATTTGTACGCTTGTGCGTTTGCATAGGCTTCGGAATACCCAGCCTTAATTGCACTTCGAACAGTGTTACCGCTTTGGGCATAATATTCAGCAAATTTCTTCTGCC